TGTCAAAAGATAGAGGCTTACCCGTCCAATAGGCTAATCTCCGTCGTTCTGCTTCCGAATGTGCTTCATCCACAATGCTGAAGAGGTCCTCACGAGGAGGCTCTGCGACAACAACCATGTCTGCACGTGAGACCCCAGTTACGATCGGCGGCACGGGATCAGATCCCCGCCACCTTCGAAACCAGGCCCTCTTCATCAGCCCAGCAACAACATATCGGGGCACATTGGCCACGCAAAAGTCCCGCAGGACAATTTCGTGCCGGGCTAGAACCGACACAGCGTACTGACGTACACTATGACGCATCTCTTTTGTACCCTTCCATACCTCCCCGAGGAGATCGACGCAATCATTTCTGAAAGGCCGAAGGAAAGAGAGACAATGACGAGGGACAAGAGTGGAGGATGGTACGTGGTAAGGCTGACTATTAAGGTCGAGCCAGGCTTCGGAAAAGCCAGTCTTTTGGCGGTTGACTACTAATCCGAAGGTTGAAGTGACCCTCTCCCAAAGAGAGAAAAAGGCCCTATCACCAGCGAACATGCAGTCATCGCCATTAAACCTACCAACCCTCCTCTTACCTTGCCCCCACGTTAAGTCGCAACAAATGTCGAAGCAAGCCTTGTTGATCAAGCATAAGATAGGGAAACTCAAGAGATTCCCCATCATTTGCTTTCTTGTCAATAATGTCCTAGTCTTCCTAGACTTAGACATCAAATGAAGGTCGCCCACTGCTGACAACATAATGCCTCTCTCCTCGTCAGTCAAATCAGAACACTCAGCTAAAACAGATGTTACTGCCTCAGTTACCCAAGGTAGTATATTATCTGTCGCAGCGGAATAATCGCCGGAGATGTACGATTCTCCTTTGCCTACATCCGCTACAATGGCCTCAAAATCTGACTTTGTGACGTCTCCTCGTACACACCAGCCAAAGGAAGTTAGATGGTTGTAAAGAGCCTCGTGAACCGGGACTAGTACCCGCTTGACACGTGCGCTCTGCATTGTAACCACTCTAAGCTTGCCCTTTTGTTTGGCAACGCCAACTCTGAGCTCGGAAATGTCACCGTAGTGACCTGGCCCGACAGAGATAGTACCACCGTTAAATCGGGTTTGCTCTAAACAACCATTC